CTAGATCTATCTAGTCTAGACCATGTGACGTTCCTGGTAGCTTTCCTTTCAGCCTCTAGCATTTTGTCTATCTCATCAGTCGAGTCACTGCCGCACTTCGGAGCTATCTTCTTGCTCTTACCTGACAACATCATAGTCTTATAACGGATGTTCTGTAAGTCGTGGCACGTATGGTCTTCATCTGTTTTCGGTATTGTTGTGCTCATTCTGATATATTATTTAATCAAAAAGAGTTTAACCCCTTTTTCATCAGGTTCTATTTATGTTCGTTTCCAAAACATTAACTACGCTTAATACGTATATCGTTTCTCTCTATTGTCAATATGAGCAATAAGAAAGTTATTATCCAAGGCAAGCACAACATTGAGTCATTGAATAAATCGAAAAGCAGACGTATAAGATCTGATGCGATAGATGATGATCTATCCGAAGCGGAGGAGCTCAACTTGCTCGAAGCCTTGTGCCGGGCCAGAAGTGATATGCCATACTATGCGGATGCAGTAATCTGCTTGGAGAGAAAAATAAATGGGTATAAGCAACAAGACATCAAAAAAGATATTCATACAAAAGATGGTTTAATTTCTCTCTTCGAAGTGATAACGAAACTAGGGGAAGCACATATGAAATGCCATTACTGTGACGTACAGACAAGAATCATGTATCGTGAGGTAAGAGATCCATTCCAATGGACTTTAGATAGAATCGATAATGATCTGCCTCATAGCAACTCAAACACTGTTGTATCTTGTCTCTCTTGCAATTTGAAACGAAGGGTAACAGATTTCGATAAGTTTGAGTTCACAAAGCGAATGGTCGTAATTAAGAAGGAATGAGTAGGAATTGGAGAAACAAATTAGCACTGTATGGCACTAATGGAAGAGGTAATATGGAGATACGGTGAGCGTCCAGAGAAAAGCCCAAAGAGAGAAACTATACCTTCACAGCAACAGGAAGATCCAGTGAACGTCGCACTAGAAGAACATGACGGCGTCAGAGCTAGTGAGTCGCAGGGGCTGGGCGGTCAGCTTACGATGACAGACATTTCACTTATGCAATCAGACGCGCTACAAAGTAGTAATAGACGAGAAACAGCGAACGAGAAATTGAACGATAGAGATCAAGTGGGACAGGTAGGGCAAAATCCCTTTTTTGCCCAGAACACTTACGCTATTGATTTGGACGTCCAGGAAGCATTCCTTCGACCGAAGTCGTCGCATGACGCAAAAAAAGACTAATTGCACGTTAGCATTTAAACGCTAAGCATTGAAAAATAACATTATGGCTACTGTAACAACCACACAAAACTCCTTGTTACTTAACAACTTGCTTAGATTCTATAAGATGGGCGATAATCTCGATAAAATGCTGTCTATAATCAGTGGAGAGTCAGACATTTCTTTACGTATCGTTGATTGGTTCGCTACCAATTATGCAAAGGCAATGTTCACAGTATATGACGTAGATTCAGCGCGATTCAAGGTATACAACGACTATAAGCTGAAGTTGCGGGCGTACTCGAAAAAACGGTTCGATCCATTCTGCAGATGGGACCGCATAAGTGTACCATACAAAAACGGGTCACACATAGAAACTACTATAGGGCAGCTCAACTTCTTTAAGTGGGCCCTTGAAAACGGGGTTATCGATTATATTGCTGACAACAAAGAGGCAATAGAAAACGATATGGCCAAAAGGAACAGTACATCACGTAGAAAGACTGCTGCCAGCAAGCCTAAAACAAGAAAGCGCCGAGAAGAGCTGTCTGTCTGCGCATCCAAGAGTATTCTGAAAGAAGACGTCGAAATTGTTGTTAAGTTCGACTGAGTTCAGTTAGCGCTTAAACAATATGGTTAAATGCTAACTATGGGTAGTGCACAGTCCGTCATAAAGATCAATTTTGAAGACGTCAAGGAAATAATGTCGCATACGGACGTTACCATAATAAACACACTCAGTTTCGATTTGCAAAGCTGTCTTATTAGAGGGTCGCTGACGGCGAGCGAGGAGACACGAAGATTGGAGGCTCTCCTTAATAAAAACAGATCGGCGAGAGTAGTCGTGTACGGCAAGAACGCATGCGATGATACTATTGTAAAGAAATACAACCAACTGGTTAGCCTAGGTTTCAACAACGTTGCTGTTTATCCCGGTGGAATGCTTGAATGGTTACTGCTACAAGAAGTCTATGGTAGTGATGAGTTCCCAACCACCACGAAAGAAATAGACATACTGAAGTACAAAGGGGATCGGGCGTCTTCTAGACTGCTTTTGACTTATTAGCCTCTCCTTTGAATATTGAATCCTGGACGTCCATAGCCTGATTCGCTAGCTCGTCGGCACGCTTGTTCTCGGTCCGAGGGATGTGGTTCAAACGCACCACTTCGAAACGTGCGATCAATGACATAACATCCTTGTTTACCGCTCTGATACTATCGGATTTCACTGCCCAGTCACCTCTACACTGGTTTATAACCAGGAGGGAGTCACCCTGAACAGTTATATCCATATAACCTTGTTTTAACGCAGACATTAGACCGATCTTTAGTGCGACGTATTCCGCGTAGTTATTCGTCGCCATACCGAGTGGCTCGTATCCCGCGATAGTCTCTTCGCCGTTCTTGTAGATGGCGTATCCCGCCCCACTTGGTCCTGGATTACCGCGTGAACCACCGTCAAACATCAGGACAATTTTGTCTACCGGGTGAACCGGCGCACTTTTCTTACCCATCATAGCATCTACCAAAGGTTTAATCTTTAGTTGGCGTCTTTTAGCTAGAGACATCGTATTTGTTGTGATGCTAGAGAGAAAAGAACTGAAATTGCTTCAATTTTTGCTGGTATTTATTTTTCAACCTCGCGATATGAAATCCGCGACATCAGCAATCCTTTTTGTAGAGTATGATGGGTCAACATCGATATCGACATTACCATCAAGCACGAGTACGTCATCTTTCTTCGCCAACCAGTTCTCGTGATATTGGTGACAATTTGCGAGGTATTCAAGAGGAATACTTTCGCCTTCCCGTGCCCTCTTGGTAACACGTGCACTGGCTGTCTCTGGTGTAGTCTTGAGATATACTACCTTCTCATCGGGGAAATCGTTCTGGAACTCATCAAACCACCGCAAGTATATTTCGTGTTCTACGTGTTTGATCTTGTTTTCATCCCTCAGCATCTGTGCAAATACATGACGGTCTGTTGAAAGACTACGCTCAGCGATTATGATATCATAATCTTGAGACAACGCCTTTTTGAGTATTGACAGACGTGATATGTAGGCCATCATCTGAAACGAGAATGCGTATTTCTCTTGGTCTTTGTAGTAAAGCGATAGTATTGGCTCGCCACTCTCGTCTTTAATCGTACTCCAAATTGAGTCGACAGGTTCTTGCAGGAAGCATACCTTCTTCCCTACTGCTTCAAGCGAAAGCTTCAGTTGACGCACCAAACAGGATTTGCCGGCTCCTATATTCCCTTGGATAGTGCATAGAATAGGGTCTGTCATTATTGTATTAGATGATCAATATATCTAGTTTCTTAACGAGTTCAATTTTCCAGATTGAACAATGATGTGTATGGTTTTTCTACAAAAATGAAATAGAAATTACTTTGAAAAGTACTCAACATACAAACCAAGAGCAAAATGGACTTGCAACAGAGAAAACTCACAAAAGATGAATGGGAGAGCATCGAAAAGCCTCTCCCCGATGATGAAATGCGTATTATCAGGCTTATACAGGATGCCTATAGCGACGTTACCATGAAGAGAAATCAGACGTTGACCATACTTCAGCATCTCAAGGTAGATGACAGAGACGAGGTAGATCATTATGTGTTCGTCAAGTACCTGCAGGCGGATCTCAACAAGGTCCTCCTTTACTCCAAGAAAAATCCGATCCCCGGTCTGAACGAGAAGGCAGATGAAAAGACGATAAGAAAGAGGGATCTTATCAGGTTCAGTAACACAGACAGTCAGCTTGAGAAAATGAAGGGAAGCCTATTCGAGTTTATCCTTCTCGGCGTTCTCAAAGACACGTTGAAAGCACGCGAAAAGAACAATCATGCATGGCCTATTGGATGCTACACACTCAATACGTTGGTTGGCTACTCAGTGTCAGGAATCAACCGGTTGTTTAGCTCCAAGCTCAAGACGGTAGTAAATGACCTTAGACAAGAACTCAACAACCGTGGGCTTGTATACAATGGTCAGGAGCTTATCGAGAAAAACCCATATATCCTGAAGTACGCCGACGAAGAACTATACGACCATCAAAAACAACTATTTACAACTATCAAAAACGCCACAACACCTCAACTTGTATTATACATCGCTCCTACAGGCACAGGCAAAACGATGTCACCGCTTGGTCTCTTGCAAGGGAACCGCGTAATATTCGTCTGCGCTGCGCGCCATGTAGGCCTAGCGCTCGCTAAAGCAGCTATCAGCGCAGGCAGAAAGGTTGCGTTTGGGTTTGGATGTGGAGACGCTGAGGACATTAGGTTACACTATGCTGCAGCTGCAGACTATGTGAAGAACCGACGAACCGGAGGCATATTCAGGGTAGACAACACCAATGGAGTCAAAGTCGAGCTCATGATCTGCGATGTGAAGTCATACATTCCGGCAATGAATTATATGCTTGCATTCAATAGTGCGAATAATATGGTGACCTACTGGGACGAACCTACTATCACTCTTGACTATCAGGAGCATGATTGTCACGAAGACATCCAAAGGAATTGGAACCTCAACAAGATTCCAAAGATGGTCCTGTCTTCTGCTACGTTGCCTCAGCGCGAAGAAATGACACCGACCATCATGGACTTCAGATCGAAGTTTATAGGTGCAGAAATAACATCTATTGTTAGTCATGACTGTAAGAAAACTATCCCTATGCTAGACCGAGAAGGCTGTGTAGCCGCACCTCACACTCTCTATAAGGACAATTACATGAGAGCTGCGCAGTGTGCTGAGTATTGCCTGCATCACAAGACACTCTTGAGATACATCGATTTGGGAGAGGCTATCAGGTTCATAGAAGTTGTTAACGAGATGTTCCCGGACTCGATCGCCGACGAAAGATATGCGATCGATGTAGCCTTTCCAGACATGGATGCGGTGGACATGCTGAAGTTAAAGACGAACTACCTCAACTTGCTCTCCAATCTAGATGACGAGATGTGGCCAGAGATCACTACTGAGTTGCAGAAAGGGCGTGAACCTCGTTTGGGTCCAAATGCTGGGGTCAAAATAGCAACGCACGATGCACACACTCTCACAGATGGCCCTACAATCTACCTAGCAGAAGATGTTGAGAAAATAGGGAAGTTCTGCTTACAGACAGCCAATATTCCTGTCAGCGAGCTAAACGTAGTAAGCGAAGTTATGGCGTACAACGCAGCTGTTACATCACGATTAGATGAACATAAAAAGCGGCTTGAAGACTTGACAGCTGGCGAGGAGGGACAAGACAAGAAGGCATCTAATGACTCGCGTGGTTCTCCAGAAGTGAAAGAACTCCGCAAAAAGATTGCCACGCTGGAGAACTCTATCAAGGTCGTGTCGCTTCCAAGCATGTACATTCCTAACCGAGTTGAACATCTCAAGCGATTCATATCCGAAAAGACAGGCAGGGAGTTCATGCCTAGTGTGCCAGAGGAAATGGTGGAAAAGATCATGTTGGTTCATGACATCCATGATTACTGGAAGCTCTTACTCATGATGGGTATAGGTGTATTCGCGTCACATAACAGCGACTCTTACACAGAGATAATGAAGCAATTAGCTCAGCAGCAAAAGCTATACCTCATAATAGCCTCGACAGACTACATCTACGGAACCAACTACCAGTTCTGCCATGGGTACATCGGTAAGGACCTTGACAGTATGACGCAGGAAAAGGCTATTCAGGCTATGGGGCGGGTTGGCAGAAACAAGCTTCAGTTCGAATATTCCATTCGATTCAGGGACGACGATCTCATTCGGAGGCTGCTTCGCCATGATGACAACAAGCCTGAAGTCGCAAACATGGAACGCCTCTTCAACTCAGAGATATAGATTAGTTATCAGGTAAGTCAATACGTGTAAACAGAAAACCAAAAACAAAAAACAAAAAACAAAAAACAAAACAAAACCGAGTCACCGACTCTTTTTTCTAGAAAATTGAAACAATAGATTCTTGGTAGACGTCGGCATTACAACCATGAGCACAGGAATGCAGTTACGAAGCGGAACAACCACAACATATAACGGATATCAGAAAAAGCAACCCGTCTCTGTTGAACCACTCACATTTGACGGAGAGGACTACATCCCAGCAGTGGGATGGTCTTTGTCATCTGCAAAGTGGGTGAAACAGATCGAAGAGCGTTTTGCCGACATTGAAGACGCAAGTTGGGAATATGCATACCACCAACTAAACTACGTCGCAGAGACCTCTAATATTTGGGCAGACTCTGACGAACTACAGGAAAATCCGGATTCCCAGCGCTACTGGTACACTGAGGGCCTTGTGAACTATTGTCGCTACCTGGGCCAGTGGGCAGATGAAGAGCTTACTCGCCCTTGTACTCGTTCCCAGAGCAAGTATATCGAGGAATCTCACCGCTGGATGAGAGGAACAAAAAGGCTAGCCCAGGAGATCTACATGGAGTGGAGCATCGCGGTAGGGAATGTCTCAACAAGGTAAGTCAAACATAAACATTTGTCAGAAAAATTGCAATTCTTTCTTTCGTTTTTCTTTCTTTCAATAAGTAACCAAACATGTCAGTAAAACGTTCAGTTCAGCTAGGTTTATGTTGTATAAACACCATATTGCGGGCCCAGAAACCGCCTGTCTTTGCATCGCGTAAGATGATTATACGTTCCATTCAGGAACAGGGTATCGATGCTCTCAAGGAGAAAATATTGCAGAATCTGCGTGATATAATTACCATGATCGAATGGAATGAAAAAAACGGAATAAGGGTTCTCCGGCTAAGCAGTGAGATGTTCCCACACAAATCAAACCCTAAGGTAGTTGACTATACATATGACTTCGCAATTGATCTCTTGAAGGAAATAGGAACTAAAGCAAAGGAGTATGGTCACAGATTGACATTCCATCCAGGCCAATACAATGTTGTCGGTAGTCCAAGCAAAGCTAGCTTCGAGCAGACTATATGTGATCTTAGCTATCACGCAGAAGTATTGGACATCATTGACGCAGGAAAAGATTCTGTCATGGTCGTCCATGGAGGAGGGATATATGGCGATAAAGAGGCAACAAAAGAGAGATGGTGCAAACAATATATGATGCTGCCAGAGAACGTCCGTAAACGACTCGTGCTTGAGAACTGCGAAAAGTGCTTCTCGATAGAAGACTGTCTATGGGTGTCGCAGCAGGTAGGAGTCCCGGTGGTCTTCGATACACACCATTATCAGTGCTACTGCAAACTTCACCCATCAGAAACATTCAAGCCAGCAGCTGACTACATTCCGCTGATACTTGAAACATGGATGAAGAGAAACATAAAACCAAAGTTCCATGTGTCCGAGCAAGGATCCGGAAGAGTCGGCCACCATAGCGACTTCATAGAGATTATTCCAGAATACCTGCTGGAAATACCAGAGAAGTATGGTGTGGACATTGATATCATGATTGAGGCAAAGATGAAAGAACAAGCGATATTCAGATTGTACGCCAAGTATCCGAGTCTCAACTGTGCTTCCATGAGACGACAACCTCTAAATCCAAAGTCAATCCCCGGGGCTGGTTGGGTGAAAAAACATGCGATTGGTTGTGAATGCTGTGAAGGACCGCCGTTGAAAAGGAAGAAGAAGAAACTGACAATTGTATCATCATTTGGGAACTAACTATACCAGATAAAAACAAAACCAAAAAGACTTAAGCCTGTCTTTTTATTTTTACTACCATGATGAAGAGAGTACTGAACCAAGCCACAAGACCGTTTAGATTATTTGATGTCTCGTTGAGAGACGGGCTACAGGCATCTCCTGATGTAGTGCCAACAGCACAGAAACTATCGATGCTTGATACCATAGCAAAGATATACCGTCCGCAATCTATCGAGGTAGGCTCCCTTGTTTCTAAGGACGTTCTGCCTCAGCTAGCCGATAGCGAGAAGGTATTCAAGCATGCACTTGACATGATTACAGGACCAGATGCGTATAATTTCACACCATATCTGCTAGTTGCACCGACTGCAGTTAGATTCAAACGCGCGGTGTCAATTGGATGTGATTCAGTATCTGTACCAGCTTCTGTTTCTGAGGCATTCCAGAGGAAAAACGTTCGTAGAACACTCGATGAAACATACGACATTATTGTCGACGCAGCATCTAATCTACCATTCAATAACTTCAAGGTATATCTGTCGTGCGTCGACTACTGTCCGGTAAGCGGCATTATCACGAGTCCTCAGGAGATTTCGAAAGCAGTAACCAGATATGCATTCCAGAGGGGCATCACACAGATTTCTCTTTCAGACACAGCTGGTACTCTCACAGATGAGACACTTATGGAGATAATGACGCTTCTCAAAGAAGAATTGGTGAATCCGTCCATGATAGGATTACATATTCACCTAAGTGACAGCATGATCGACATACATCGTGTGGCAAAGATACTTGGTGTAGCTGAACTAGCAGGTATTGGGACCGTAGATGTGTCCTATATCGACCAAGGTGGATGCTCGGTGACAATGGAGAGTGATACATTGAAAAAGAATACAACATATAACTCATTGAACGAGTGTAGCAAGATTCTTGAGCATCATTATCCTCTTCTCATGATGCAACGATCTTCACTGAAGTTCTGCCGAAACGTCTGAAATGTCTTGTGCGTAGTCATCAGGACTCCGCATTGAATCTTTTCCAGAAAACATTTGTCTATATCCCTTGTACAAGTTGTAGTTGGTATGTAGTGGGTTAAGGAATCTAGTAATAAGCAGAAAAAAGAGTACTGCGGCAACAATAATCGATAACTTATTGCGCTTCGTAACTAGCAGATGAATCGTGAACACTATGGCAGCCGCCACGACAATCTGGGTAAGAGCAAATAGACACTCTATTATTCTTTTCGCTCTCATACCTTTCTCGAAATCGTCATGCATGAACTGGAAAAACACCATTCCGTCTGAACCAACAGGCTCGAAGTAGTACTCGTATAGTGGACGGTCTGTGAGCATAGGTAAAAGAAGATCTATGAATGACTGAGGCCAAATATGGATGATCGGCATTGTAGTGTAGCATTTGAACGCATAGTACGGCTTAAATCTCATCCTGGAATTGAGACTGTCGTCCCAATACTGTCTATCCATCGCATTATAGATGTTCCTCATGATGGCTTCATTGTCAGTCGCAATGATGTACGCGCCACTGCGAGCAGGTCTTAGTCCGACCTCGATGATTTTGTCGTTCCGGTACTGGATGTTGACGAAACCTGTATGGCCGCGGACATTCTTGTTCGCCCAGTCAATTATTCTCTGTGGAGCAGGGGTATCTGGCGAGACGTACTTCCATACATCACTGTATCCGTTTTGTTCATCCGAATACTTATATGTAAGCTGATAAACAATACGCCCATTGAGCATCAGCATATCGGTCATTCCCTCTGTACCATCTACATAGTCTGACCACATCATGTGCTCATACCCTCGGAACTGCTTGAGCCGGTCAGGATTAGATATCTTGTAGCAGTTCTTCGAGGCTGCGCTCAGGTGTCCCCACCTAGGCTTGATGAATATAGGATATTTCATCGTGTCCTCGTTGCCATTTAAGTCTTCTAGCTGACCACAACGTAGTCCCTGTGTGTCTGCCACCCATAACTTGTCGTAAACATGACGGTTTTCTGGGAAACGTTTGAAAGCTGTACCATCCCCAGTGACTACCGAATCAGTGATATGATATTCAAATGGGTCCAGATAAACATTCTTATAACCCATCATTTGGCACCAGTCCTCTTCATTTCTTAGTATAGACCTTATCCATTGTTTCATACTATTCTCTATAGAGAAATTACTCTAGAGCAACTCGATCGCTGAAGTTACAAATATTGAAATCATCTGAGCGGTGTTTACAAAGAGGGTCAGAGGACCTGCAGGCATAACCCCTCCATAACCCAGTGTTGTTTGACTAACCAAACTGAAATGCATGCATCGCTTCAGAGATATTAATCCATTGTTCTCGTCTATCTTGTCTAATTTACGAATGTCGCTATCTACAACAAAACCGATGTCGTCAATGAATTGAACAGCATAGTACAGACTACCAAAGAATATTGTCAGAAACATATTGTTCAATAAAAATCTTGCCGCATTATTGATCCCAAGAGAGAGTCTAAACATCTTATAGTATAAAAACATAATCTATACAGGGTCTACAGATAGATGGACCATCTCATTATATCCAACTGCCCTCATTGTCATGCCGTATTCGCCGTTCATCCTTCTGAAATCAATTGTGCCATTTTCAGACATGGCGTTTTGAAACATTCTGGTCAGCAAGTCGATCCACATGCCAGCAAGGAGGTATGTGATGAGCTGGCAGCATCTGGTTCTATAATCGGTTGTGGAAAACCATTCAAATTAATCAGAATAGACAGCTTTGGCCATATAGCGCAGAAATGCGATTACATATAGCTGTAGAGCCTTACATGAAATCAAACCCAACGAATGGGTCTCCCCATACGTACATGTCGGTGTTCATAAATAAGTCGCTCCGTTTGGTCCATGAAAGCCTCTTAATTTCTTCGGAGTAGAACGACCTCACTTGAACAGCACCTGTATACTCGAGACCATTGCTTAGATTAGTCCGTTTCACAACGTTTAATCCATTCCTTATATCGTTATTTACATAGTTCCATCCTTGTTCTCTCCTCTGCAGAAGATTAGCTTGTGTTACTATCTCGTTTATGATTTCAAGCGGTATCATATAGGCATGCATTTAGTCTACACCTATATGATTTGCTACTATGTCAAACGTTTGTTTAATTAGTTTAAACGGACAATCGTTGATTATGGAGAACTATGACCCAGACTGTGTTAGTAGACTATGTCTGGCTGACTGCTGCTAACGATTTCAGGTGGAAGACAAGAACAGTTAAATATGATACAGGGTCCGACGATACAGGGTCCGACGATACAGTACCGACGTCACTAAGAGAGTATCTTTATTCTCTAAAGTGGTCATACGATGGTACTTCTACAGGTGACATATCCGCATCGGCGTCTGAAACCTCTGAAGTCTCACTAACCCCCTTCGCGGTTTATAGAGACCCTTTCCGCAGGCACACCAACTGTCAGAGCTTCGTTGTCTTGTGTACTGGTAGCATAAATGGCGAATTGATACCAGGAATGTCGAAAACAAGGGAATGGGCTAAAACGATAATGAAACAGAACTGTCAACACGATGTATGGTTCGGGCTAGAGCAGGAGTATTACCTGACGTGCTTGGACGGGGACAAACGACTAGTACCTCTAGGCGCGAATAACATTGCTAACATTTTCGAACAAGGCCGGTACTATTGTCGTCCCAGTCGGCAGCCAGGTATCGAGATTGCTGAAACGCATCTAGATTACTGTATGTATGCCGGAGTATGCATCAGTGGGATTAATGCTGAGGTAGGTCCCGCGCAATGGGAGTTTCAGATAGGACCAGGAGGAGGTATTTCCGTGAGTGACGATTTGACTATAGCCAGGTACTTCTTGACTAGACTTGCAGAGGAAAGAGGCATCATTGCCGATTTTGGTCCAAAGCCGTTCCCATCACCAATAAACGGTTCGGGATGTCATGCCAATTATAGCACATCCACAACAAGAGCAGAAGGAGGACATAGTGAGATTATTAATCACATGACGCGACTCAGCTCCAGCCATGCGGCATGCATGAAACTCTATGGTGACGGCAACTATGCGAGGATGACTGGATCTTGTGAGACCGCTAATTACAGCATGTTTTCGTGGGGAATAGGGACAAGAGACACATCAGTCCGTATAGGAGAAGAAACATCCTTAGCAAAGAAAGGCTATTATGAGGATAGAAGACCGGCCGCCAACTGTAACCCATACTTAGTGACGGCTTGTATTGTTGATTCCACATTAGGTTCCGGGCTTAATGATTGCCCCTTCACCGCTGATTGAAGCAGAGTCTAAGCTTCGAATCATATCGTTAAGTATTCCTCTTTCTATTAGGTCGTTCTTGATTTCTTCGTAGAATCTCGACATATCATCTGATGCAAAGCGTGACGAAAGCCATATCATGTTACTACATGCAGCCATCAGGTGTGCATGAGACAAGTCATCCATCCTTGACATTTGTAATTTCAAGTATTGATAACAGGATTCTAGATCACCAACTGCGTTGCATGCGTACAACGCCGTGTTGATAAAGAAAACATTATGAGCATCAGTCTCGGCAAAGAGCAGGTTATCCTGGGAAGGGTTTCCATAATCGGAGGGACTCACACACCTCACCATGTTGTACAAGGCAACATCGCTCACGTTGTTTCTGCATAAGTTAATTGCTCCCAAGACTCCCTCAACTCGTCTGTGTGAAAACTTAGTAGATTTCAAGAACCACTTAATCGCGTCGCCGTCGGAACCCAAATCAGAGTACAGCCTGCCGAGGCGAACGCATGCAACATACGCCTCTTCCGTCCATCCAATCTTTGTCGCTGCCCTATTTGCATACCACTTGATAGCTGATTCAACATCTCCGGCACATTCGTAGCTTTGAGCTAAGTAGAATTGATATCGGCCTACTAGATGTCGAGGGCAATTCTTATCTTCTAACGCTTCCAGAAGAACCTTAGCATCGTTTGTGTATTTGTCACCTGCGACGGTTCTACCCCCTTCATGCTGATTAGGAACAATCATGAACTGTCCTCCGATAACCTCAGCATCTGGAGTGACACTTCTCGAAGTAGGGTAAATAGTTTCGTGTAACACGCCATGGTATCGCCATTCAATACATGAGGAGACGATAACGATCCGATGGAACGCATTATTATGTCCGATTTTCATTGTGTAACTGTTTTTCGTGAGGGGATCCGGTATTTCTGGAGTTCCTTCTATTCCGTCGTCTGCATCAAAGAAGAACATGTAGTCGCTTACCTTCTCCGCGTGAGAGATTACCATGTTTCTGTTCGTTGAGAAGTCCTTCCACTCATGATTAAGAAGTGTTCCTTGCACTCCGGAGTCTCTGGAGAATGATCGTATCTCTTCTTCGGTATTATCAGTAGATCCAGTATCAGCTATAACCCAGTAGTCGAAGCCTATTTTCTTATTCAACATAAGCAGTGTCTTTTTGATTATGTGACCTTCATTCTTTACTATCATAACCAGACAAAGGCGCGCAGTCATTCCTTTGTCTCTCTAGTCGTCTTTACTTGAAGCCGTTTTATGGGCTAATCTTTTTCTATTGTTATCTTATACATGTCTTTCACACGCTTTAATAATGATCCTTGTCGTATAGAGAAGCAGCTCCAGGAGTCGACAGGACCTGGACGGTATATGCTGGATGTGCCAGGAAACGGAACCAAACCATGCTTCATGGAAGATCCATATGTGAGGATGCAGAAGTGGGGCGCAAATCTTATGACTGATAGCATTAATCTTGAAAGTCAATTGCTTGGTATCACTAAAACGATTGGTAGAGACTGCATTAGCCAGAAAGAAACTATCAAGGTCAACGCCAAGCCAATACAATATCCTAGCTGTCAACCGTTCACAGATCAGACACGCGCAACAAATCCAGCATGGACTACATTAGATATTGAGCAGGACAATTTCCAATATTTGCCTCTCAATCCACAGGAGAATACATGTATTCCTTTTCAGAACAACCTCAATACACGTTTAATAGAGAGGGATTACTTCAAAGCGCAAGCCCCGCGTTCCATCTCGAATGAAGAAGGATCACTAAACTCCCAGCCATACTCTGGCACTGTGGTACCAAAAGGGTTGTGTACACAGGCGGGCACATGTGGTAGGCTCTAGATTATGATGCAGAGAATCATGAATTATAATCTGGTTGGATATATATATACTATGGCTGAGATAGCAGTTCCATTACTAGGTCTAGGTGCCATGTACATCATTTCTAATCAAGGCGATGATAAGGATAAAGTCGAAGAGAGATTTACGAACATGGGTAAACCTGATAACAGTTTGCCTGGGGTAGTTCCCGCTATTCCTCCAATCAACTATCCAGTATCCAAGCCGATTAGTCAGTCAAACGTAAGATATTACGATAATCCCAACCAAGCGACTGATAAATACTTTTTGGAGAGCAAGATTGAGGAGTTAATAGATCATCACCCAAATGAGAACATCTCTGTAAAAACAGGCCTTGACGGAAGACCAATCGACACGAAGTCTTTCAAGCACAACAATATGCAACCTTTCTTTGGGGCAAGGGTGAGAGGAGCAACTGTAGATAGAAACACCGCTGAGTCGACACTTGACAATATGCAAGGTGCTGGGTCTCAACACATCACTAAGAAGGAACAAGCTCCTCTGTTTAAGCCACAAAAGGAGATGTCTTGGGCCAACGGAATGCCTAACATGTCGGAGTTCTATCTTTCTAGGCAGAACCCGAGCACCAGAATGGCGAACGTGAAACCATGGGATGAAGAAAGAGTAGCCCCAGGTTTAGGACAGGGTTACACGACTACAGGCAGTGGCAATGGTTACAATGCGGGTGTCGAAGATAGAAATGCCTGGTTGCCCAAGACGGTAAATCAGCTAAGAACCGATAACAACCCAAGACTGACATATACACTGGATGGACATCAAGGTCCAGCAACGTCATACATTAAGGACTATCATACTGTCGAGACACAAGGTAAGGTGAACAAGAACAGACCTGATACAGATTACACAGTCGGTCCGAGCAGATGGTTCACAACAACTGGTATTGAGAAAGCACAGACTGCACGCGGTATCGAAGTTCTCCACGACGTCAATCGACCAGAGACAACCAAAGAATACTTCGGAACCGGTGCATCGACTGATACGAAGAAAGCGTCAGCACCGCAGTACTATCACGAAAGTACGAAACAACAACTAGCAGCACCTGGTATCGCGGCACCATCTGGAAAAGCTGCACCAACAACAGGAGATCACGGTCATGGTACCTATCAGAAGTACTGTAACAACCGTTCAACTGTAGAACAAGGAAGAGCAGTAGGTGGTGTGGAGGGTCTTATCAAGTCTGCAATGGCTCCCATACTTGACATATTGAGACCAACACGTAAGGAGAATGTTATCGGTAATCTTAGACCAAATGGCAATGTCAACGGAGCAGTTCCTCACGGTCAGGTGTATAATCCTGCAGATCGCACGAGAACAACTATCAGAGAGCAAACCGAAGGTATGTTGGATAACAATCATCTCAACGTGCAGGCAGGCAACCAGGATGGATATCTCGTTGCCAAGCATAACGTTGTTGGTCAGGAACGTGATACAACTAACGTCTCTTACAAAGGTGGTGCTGGTCCAGCAAGTTCGGCGGCTGCAAGCAGCTACGCGGCCGGCTATAATCAGAGAAACAATCCGAATAAGACGCAGGTAAGCAGACCGAATCATGGTGTCAGTTCATCTTCAAGCAACTATCAAAACATATCTATTGCGAAGAGAGACGCGGATAGAGCCCCTAATAGAGGAAATGCACCTTCTGCCAGTGTTAGCATGATTCCTTCTGTAGAAACATTCGGAGACATCAATATGCCTCAGACCTACGACCAAGGAAGGAATTGCGACCGAATCAACCCTGATATCTTGAAAGCGTTCAAAGAGAACCCATACACTAAGAGCCTGAACAGCTGGGCATAAACAATTGATTCTACAGTTCACATAACAGTAAAATCAATGGTGCGAGTAACATATTAAAGTTTACTACAGTTGACTTATATACAGTCATGACATCGCTTGCAATACATGAAGATATAATAGGCCGTCTAGAAAGATTCACTATAGACGACAAGATACCAAACATAATTTTCCATGGGCCGTCTGGAAGTGGTAAGAGAACATTGGTCGCCAGTTTTATCTCTAGACTGTATGGCGATGATAGAGACATGATAAGACAGTGTGTACTTCAGGCGAACTGTGCGCATGGGAAAGGTATTAAGTTTGTTAGGGATGACCTGAAGTTCTTTGCTAAGGCCAACCACAATGCATCTTCGGGGACGACATTTAAGTCAATTGTTCTCACGAATGCTGATTGTCTCACAACGGATGCGCAGTCAGCATTGAGGCGATGTATAGAGCAGTTCAGTCATAACACACGGTTTTTCATAATTGTTGAAGACCGTCGCAAGCTACTCAAGCCAATCTTGTCCCGTTTCTCTGAGATATGTGTCTCCATTCCTAATCTCCCTGGGAACGCAGATAACCTACATATTCACGATCTCAATAGTCATTTTCAGGTCGACACTGAGGAGAAGAAATTGAGAGCTTGGCTCAAAAAGAAGCTCCAAACGGTTAGCAATCCAACATATCCGGAAATAATGGAGCTTGTTTCATCTCTCTATGAAAGAGGTATATGTGGACTCGATCTACTACATTACATCGAAGACTCAGACATGCAGCCATTGAAGAAGGCGACTGCCCTGCTTGGTTTTGACAAAGTAAAGCGTGATTTCCGCAACGAGAAACTATATATGACATTTGTGCTCAGTCATCTGTATTTACGTTGTGATTCGGATTTAGAAAATCTCGTTCTCATGTAGAACATGGATGATTACTCTGTTAATAGTCTGACCGAGTCTAAGAACGAATGGTGTGCGCGCCTTGTTGGCATATTCACACCAGCTGTAGTACAGGGACTGAAATCGATCTTTGACGAAGCTATACGCATCTGCAGCGAGAACGATGAAGAGGATAAGTATCTACTTACGTTTCAGACTTATCTAAGCAGGGTTCCTAAGTGGAACAACTCTATAGTGCAGGAAGAGAAAGATAGAATCGCATCAGTATCGTCCTGTAACTATCTTGAGGATCTCATTACATGTGTTCATATCATTCAGCTGAAGGCTCTTACATGCATCCGTGTAGGCCAAGAACAGAAGAAGGTTGACATGCAGGTCCCTTCAATCGATACATTTGTACATAACGTCTACACCAATGTGGCGCGAAAAGTCTACACCAATGTTTATCTGTTCGAGAAAAACATCGCTCCGCTTCTTATCCAGAAGAATAACCGTGAATTAGAGTTGATCATTAAGGAATGTATTCTGCAGACCATACGCGAGACTATGCCGGTCGAAGATATCTTGAGAACATATCTCGGAACTATCGAAGAAACCGATGTAGACATCAAGGAAGAGATTATCGAACGTCCCGCACCAGTTCCGGTTGAAGAACAATCTACTAATAGCTCTGATGCCCACGAGGACGATGACGCAGCCTCTAATGACAATAACCAAGTAGATGCAGAAGAGGTTGTTGAATTGAAGACTGATAACATCCCATCTAACATCGCCTTTTCCGATCTAGACAAGCAACTTGACACACATGGTGTCGAAAGCACAATCGAAGCACCAAAGACTATTGACCGTTTAGAGAAGATCGCACAAGAGGCAAGCGAGCGTAGAAAAGCTGAAGAAGCGGAGTACGATGACGATGATGACGACATGCCATTGAAGATCGGAGAAGAGGTCAAACTAGAGCTTGCTGATGTGAACGATCTTAATAGGAGTATAGTGGTAGCTCCACCACTTCTGGAAGTCGAGACGTTATAAATGCGTTATCTCGAGCTTAAGATTATAAGATGACTTTTCAATGGAACATAGTTATTTAGCCGTAGCAGCTGTTGTCGCTTGCGTTTATGCTATCGCCAAGTTCGTAGAAGTGAAGTACATCACGAAAGATGAAGACTTCCCACTGAAGCTGATTATCCGTGATGCTCTTGTTGTCTATGGCAGCACGTGCCTCTCTCTTTTTATAATGGATCAGGTATCTGATAAGGTTATTTCTGCACCGAGCACTACAGCCTTTACTGGATCACCTGATTTTTAGATCACCTGATTTTGTTACCACCATATAGTAGTGATTATACTTCACTATATGATGTTATATCCGCGTTCAAGAGTATGAAGGAAGCTCGTCGATATTGATGATTGTTGCTTTCTTCGATATCTTCTTTCTACTTGTTGCGAAACGTTCGAAATAACCGGAACATAGTACATTGTGTGGTGTGTGTTTATGTACCGATCGTGCAATCATTTTGTAAAGCTTGAAATCTGGGTATCTCTCTTCACCATTGTTCTTATACAGCATATTCCTGCCTTTATCATCTGTACACCAATCCATTATCATTCGCCTTGCGGCGTTCTTCGGTCCTTTCGGCATTGCTTCCACATCATCTGCGATGAAATCATATAATGAACAACCTAGTCGGCAAAGATCGAAGCTAGGGTTCGGCTCTAACCTTGGCTTATCAGGGTTGAGATACGGTTCGAAATTATACTGAGTTGCAGCATCGCCCTTCTGATGATAGCTGTCGCTACAAACAACGTTCCCTCTGAACTTGTATATAGCCCTACCAAAATCTATTATCTTGAATATTCTTCCGAATGTAGGGACCTTATAGTTTCGACCGTCGCATTTATAGTAAAGGAAACTCTTGTCGGTTTTGTTATACATAACATTGTTAGTATGAAGGTCATTATGTGTGAAGCCGAATGACTTTTGATAAGCGAGCAACATCATTATAATCTGCATGGCCATACTGCCCCATTCTTCGTCAGACAAGTCATCTCCATTATCTGTGATTAGCTGATCAAGTGTCTCTTTACATCTTTCTAATGCGATAACCTGGACAGGGAATTGATTGATGGTTGCCATAAGCTCGTCCTCAGAAGCGGTTGAGCATGTAGTATCGTCTTCATCATCTTCGTCATCTGACTCTTCATCATCATTTTCGCTTTCCTCGTCAGATCCTTCTGTCACAGAAGACCTAGATGAACAACTGGACGTTGCGTCATCTTCGTCGTCTTTGTTAGATGGCAAGTCAAATGTGAACACCAAGTCTGCTTCTTCTTGTGAATCCGCGATTTCCATATTACCATTCGTAAATACAGAGTCTAGTTGAGAGAGATCCATTATATCATCTAGTTTAAGTACGTCCTTGGAAAGATCGTCTGAACAAAGGACCAGCTTGTCTTTGTTCTTTCTACTATCGAAGTTAAAAGCATTTGAAGCTGCTCCATCATCGACTGAAAAAAGTGTACCTCTGTTATCATGAAAAAACTTTGAGTCATTCAGGTATTCGATATCATCAGCGATGTTGAATCTGAAGTTATTCTTCTGCGCAAGAAAAGATCCGTAGAAGTCTATTGCGTGAGGAAATGCATGCTCGTGAAGTAATTGGCTTGTTAGGTATGTGAAGAATGCATCTACATATGCAGAATTATTAGGGTCTTTCGTCTTTGGGTGTCCCTTGTTTCCACTAAAGTCAGGAAGTTCCAGTGTAGAAGACGTCGTAATATCATATCGACCAATCATATATTTCGACGGGTCCATCAATGGACTATACTTGAAGAAAACATCCCGTATTTCGTGTATACCGTCTGTGGTTCTAACTAAAGCTTTACATGTATTCCCTCCCGTCATAATATCGACTCCGTCTAGATAGTACTTGTTGTTTAGGGTCATACTGCTTTGCGACTTTTCGTTCATATCGAAGAATCTCTTGTACAGTGGGTTGTAGTTTTGAGCACCTGACAGATCCAGGTATTGGTTATGGCTAATCGATTCTAATAATGAACCGTTATTGACTTTGCGGTACGTGAACTCCATTAGACAGCCAACAGATTTATTTATTTCTTCCTAAACCCACAGTCGCGGTGGACACACATATAATTTTTCTAGCACTGGATATATATGTCAACAGAACTAGAGCTAAGCAAGTTTAGCATGCGTAATATCAGCTTCCGACCTGATGAGAATAAGGGTCCAGTAATTGTTCTTATAGGTAGGCGTGACACAGGTAAGAGTTACCTGGTACGTGATCTGCTCTTCTACCATCAAGATATACCTATTGGCACTGTTATATCTGGCACAGAAGCAGGGAATGGTTTCTACAGTGAGCATGTTCCAAAACTCTTCATTCATGATGAGTACAACACTGCCATCATCGAGAATATACTGAAGCGCCAAAGAACTGTCCTCAAACAAGTCAAGAAAGAAATGGAAACATACAAGAAAACTACCATAGATCCTAGAGCATTCGTGATCCTTGATGACTGTCTTTATGATGCCTCCTGGACTAGAGATAAAATGATGAGACTGCTTTTTATGAACGGCAGACATTGGAAAGTTATGCTCATCATCACAATGCAGTATCCTTTAGGAATACCTCCGAATCTGCGAACGAATATCGATTACGTCTTCATACTAAGAGAACCTTACATCAAGAATCGAAAGATCATTCATGAGAACTATGCCGGCATGTTCCCTACATTTGAGTCTTTCGCTCAAATTATGGATCAATGCACCGAGAACTACGAATGTCTTGTCATCAACAACAATGCAAAAAGCAATCGTCTGTCTGACCAGATATTCTGGTATAAGGCCGAACCCCATAGCACATTCAGGCTTGGTTCAAAAGAGTTCTGGGATCTCTCTAAAGGATTAGACTCCGATGAAGAAGATGTACAGACTTACGATCCGAATACATCCCGGAGGAGGACGGGCCCAAAAATCAACGTTAAAAAAGGCAGAAGCAACTGGTAAGATAATATTGATTAACTGTGTTATCCATTATTATCCATAAAAAAACTCCACAAATGGCAGCATTTCTGATGTTGCGGGAAACACATTTGCTTGATGAGACAGCCCAGATGTAAAATGTCTAGAGGCAACTGGTAGAGCAGTTGGAGAAACATCACATGGAGTGGTTGCTTGACAATAATACATAGAGTTTGTTACATTTCTTGTATTGACGAAGTTTGTAAAACCGTTTCGCGTTCCTTGAATCGAAAGGGAGTAAAGATTCCATATCTTAGGCGCTGATCTATCAAGAGCCGTGATCGCTGCATCCAGCCATGTATTCATAAATGAAAAAACGCTTGAGCCAATAAACTCTTCGGGAAACATTACTGCAACTAGCGCGTGTTGTCCAGAGTGTCCAGAGATGAATAGATTTTTATTATGAAGTGTCTCCAGTGTCTTCTTTGCTGCAATATTGTTGTCTAGCGAGTTTTGTATTGCAGCCAATTTATCAGGGAACTGCGAAGGAGGCTTCCACAAGTTAATGTCTCCACCGAGATTGGATATTGTAGTAGATGGCTGTGGGCCTCCAGAAGCATATTCCATGAAGGGCTTTATGTCGGTATTGGGGTGAAGCACACCAGCTAGGTATGTCGGGTAATTATTTTGAGCGTCGTGCAAATGCTCTATACTATGAATATAGGATGTAATTGTCTGTCCGCCGCTGCCGCCCGCAACGGCTAGATACATACCATTAACATTCAATTCTGCCTTAGAAACAATAGCTAGCCTGAAATAGTTTTTCGCTCTTGAATCACTATCGATGATCGATGTTTGATTTGATGTCGCAAGAATGGATGAGTACTGGTTCGCCACCCAATCAGAAAGCGCTTCCATGTTTATGTATTCGCATGTATTTTGGTCAGTGTCATATTTGCCTGTTGTGCACTCTTTCACACCGTCGGCTCCAGGGGTGAACTGACCTGCGTGTCTTCCTACGCCTCCAGCCAACTGATTTATGCAAAATATATAATCCCTCTTATCTCCATCAGCTTTCGTCCTAATATGGGGAATCAATTGACTCGGCTTGTTAGTTGTAGGAGGCAACCCTTGCAACTTATTACCGACTTGCACCATCATCGAATTGGCACCATATGACATGTTTGCCGCACCTGCATGCATACTCGAGATTCGTGGCATATCTATATAAACTAATAAGAAAATAGATATGCTTAAGGATATGTGATCTTGGTATTAACACCATCACTCATCATCGCAGCCATAGTTTGAATCTTCCCTACCCCGCCGACGATGGTTCCACCCCTTACGTCGAACATGAAAGGGTGTCGCCTTGCACTCAATGCCTTATTTGTGGTAATAATGTTACCTACAGTAGATGCTCCACCATTCTTCTTGTCTCCGAAGTTATTATCCGCAGTATTGCCTCGTGTACTCATGCGTACACCGGCTGTCATAAGGCTAGTCTTTCCTCCTGGCATTATACCTTATGTGAACATTTTTTAGATTATCATATGGCATGATATGCTAGATGATAAACTGATAAATTGATAAATTATTCAGGTTCCTCTTTGGTATCGTCAGCTTTGACATCGCTATCTTCGGCACTCTCGATACCTAGCTGTTTCAACCTCTCCTCTGGTAGAAGCGACAGGCCACCATCGCCCTTCGATGTAACGACGTTCTCATCCTCAAAGAGTTCCTTGCGAATGTCCGCAACAGACACATCATTACCTAACTCAAGAGGATTGCTCGAGTCTTTCACGCTTACAAGATTGCCGTCGGCATCGACAGTTTGAGTAAGGACATTACCAGACTCCAACGCCTTCTTCTTGTTATCCTCGATTGCCTGTCTTTTGGCATCTTTGACTCTGTCTTCGAACTCTTGTTTCGCCTTGGCTTCATTCTTATCTTTCTCGTGCATTAGCTGATTAAGCTCGTCCTCTAGATACTCTACTCGTCCGGTCTTGTATGCCTCGGGATGATAAGGCATCCACATGCCGACAGGGCCGACGTAGACGTCGTGGCTCGGGTCAGCCTCCCTCAACACTTTTGCGCGAAGTTCTGCTTCCTGTTGTGAAGGATATGAGCCTCTGATCTTCACACCACGCGTGCTCGTCTGGAACTCATTCTGTTCGTCGTATGCAAGAGTAAGTTTGTCCTCGTTGTTATCTAGGAACGTTTTGTATTCATCGAGTACTGAACCATCTTGCAAGCTGTCCTTCTCACTTTGGGCAAACTCTTGTAGGTCCTTGGTTAGAGCGTCGAAGTCTACATTGTGCTTGTACGATACGAAATGTAGGAATTGTGTATACTTCTCCAGGCCTTTCTTCAGTTCCCATTGTTTAAGGAACTCCTCAAACATGAAAATGTCCTTCCGCTTAATGATCGCTTCTGGTGAGATAAAAGAAACGCATGCGAACTTTTGGCCGGCTACAGGCTTATCTTCATCTAGCACATCCACATACTTAGGATTGCTAGATCCATCTTTTGCTGTCTTGGTAACAACTCCCTTAGGCGCAGGTTGGTCCGACATAGTATATCTTACTGGAACAATTCGTTTTTAAGCTTCTTCCGCACCACAATTTTTTTTGTTCATTATCTATATAATGGATCTTATGGGTATCGATCTTGCCGAACTGCTTAAGCGCGCTATTAAGTACCTTGTCGAAGGCCTAATGGTGGCTTTCGCAGCATTCGCTATTCCTCAGAAGCAGTTGAAACTTGATGAAATTGCTCTTATCGCATTGACTGCTGCTGCTACTTTCAGCATTCTTGACACATACATCCCTTCTATGGCTGTTAGTGCAAGAAGCGGTGCTGGTCTTGGCATTGGCGCAAACCTTGTCGGCTTTCCGAAATAAGCGCGCATATTACTGACAATTGATTTCTTAGAAGATTCTAACTATGAAATCAAGCATTTTCTCGTTTAACGACTGTTCTCGCATTCCTGATGAGCTTTTCGACGTTTACAAAGACAGGTTTCCTGCATACGAGTTCAACGATCTTATCGAGACTGTTACAAGTATAAGAGCCACACACAGTATCACACTAGTGAAGACACACAATGGGTCTTTCTTGTTCTCTACTGGAAATGATGAAGAGAGAAACCGTATCATATCTAGGCTTACTATTATCAGTCAGGAGGTAGACAAAGCTAGAACAGCAATCAAAACTATCAAAGAAAGTTGAGCACAGCTATTTATCGTATCCTAGTAATATGAAGTCTCTCTCGTACAACTTGTACACTCTCTCTTTCTGCTCGTTGGTCAAAACAATTTTTCCCCTGGATGGAACCGATGTCTCGAGACGTTTGAGTTTGTCGGTTCCAAAATTATCTTGAAGAAATTGTTCGACTTTGTCTAGTTTCTCAAACCGGAATAAGTGATCAACCACCTGATTCCCTTCAGAGTCATAGATGAAGTCTGACTGAGGGATAAAGTGATCGGATACCTTGTTGTACAAGTTATTCTTAATCACATTTTCTACCTCGTCTAGGAAACCATCAAAACTACGAACACGTCCAATCTTATTACAAACTCGCCAGTGATACTCGCTGACTATTCTGTTGTACGGGTTTCTACAAACAGTAAACTTCGTGTATCTACTGAACGCCTCCTCACCAATGATCTTGCGAATACCGTCCGGTAACAGGTGTTGAAGTGCAACAGGTCGTCCGTCAATATCTTTGTAGCCGTAACCGTTTTCGCATCCGGATCTCCATAGTCCGAGTGCGTTCTCTATCGATGAGCCAGCAGTCTTCGGAATATGGACGAATATAATCTTTCTTTCATGACACCACACCATTTGTCTATTATATATAGCTTTCAGAAATTGTTCGCTTGAACTCATCTAGATTGTAGGAATGAACTCCCAGTCTAGCTCGCCGCATATTTTCTTCCAAATCTCGTCCTGCTCGATCCTTTTCTCTCTGTCTTTGAGCATGGGAAAAAAAGGCAAGAACTCGTGTTGCTCAAGCAGTTCACATAGTTTGTAGACAGTGTAGTAGTAATTCAAGAAGTTTACCCTATCTTCTGGGCAATACTTCGCATATGGAGCTTGAATATCCATGAATAGGCTACAGAGTCTTTCTTCTAATTCGGGGCTCATAACCGGTGGTCTAATACCCAGTTTGTCCTTGATAAAAGGGATGTGTTCGTAATATTTGTTATAGCCGAGTTTTTTGAGGATATCCTTGGCTCTTTTGTTCGTAATTTGATGAAGTTTGATACGTTCCTTCTTGATTTGGTTTTTGATGTTTTCTAAGACCTCATCAGGAATCTGTGTTGTTTCTTTGGCTTGAAACTGTGCCAATATTTCCCTGAAATGATTGATGCGTTTGTACGCATAGAAGCATACTTCCTTCGGAGGCTCCTTATAAGACGGTTTCTCGTTCTCGATAAGACAGTTTGTACTAACTGAGCAGTTATTACACACCATTAAACCTTCATGGTCGATCGCGATGAGTTCTCCCTTGTGGCACAACTGACATACATCTGTTTGTACAACAAAGTCACCAACATCGATGAAGGACTCATCGACATTAGAGAGGTATTCTTGGACAGTGCTCGACGTAGTGTCTGACGCAGCAGAATCGGCGTCTATATTGAAGAAATGGTTTAGAACCTTGGTTTTTGTTTTCCCGGATGCGATGTCTTTCTTGTTCTCGAAGTAATCAAATATGAATTGAGAGTTATCAAGATAGTATTCCGTTCTGGCGCTTTTAATTCTTGAAATCTCTCTATTGATGTCGATGAGGAGATCTTCTGCTTCCAAGCGCACACTGGGACTAGAAGACTTTTTGATAGACGCTTTAAGGGCTTTTCTTTTCTTCCTTAGGACAGGCAAAAGATTTTCCTCTTCGTCCTTGATCTTCTCGATAATTTCGCGATGTTTTCCATCAAGAGTAGTTGTGGCTTTCTCGCATACTTCTATTTTTTTACTACTCTTAGGCTTGAAGACAGGCATTCTCTAAAGAGAGATCTCCGGATGTATTTAATATGGAATAGTTTGAAAAGCTTATGAACTTTCTCATTGATGGTTAATGAGTGGTACAAACGGACAGATCGCCATACCTGGCGAATCAATTCAGAATCTTCGGATAAACCAGGATAACTTTAGGAAGATGGTGTTTATACACAACGCAGTTGAGACCGGATGGACAGTTGTTAAGAAAACCGATAGATATATCTTCTCTAAGAAGCATGAAGGCCGAAAAGAAATATTCGAAGACGACTTTCTAGCACGCTTTGTCGCAAATAATCTAGACCTCGGAACGTTGAAATAGACTAATTCGGTAGATTTGTGGAAAACTTTTTTCTTTAGCAATAGTATAACCAATGGGAGGTGGATTAATGCAACTCGTAGCCTATGGTGCACAGGATGTGTACTTGACCGGTAATCCTCAGATTACGTTCTGGAAGGTGACTTATCGTCGCCATACCAACTTCGCAATGGAGTCTATTGAGCAGACTTTCAACGGCCAGGCCGATTTCGGTCGCCGTGTTACCTGCACTTTGGCCCGTAACGGTGACCTTGCTTACCGTACATACCTTCAGGTAACTCTTCCTGAGATCAACCAGTCCATCGCGCAGTTCGCACGCTGGTTGGACTTCCCTGGTGAGCAGATGATTGCCCAGGTTGAGGTTGAGGTTGGTGGCCAGCGCATCGATCGCCAGTATGGTGACTACATGCACATCTGGAACCAGCTTACTCTTTCCAAGGAACAGGAGCGTGGATACTACAAGATGGTTGGTAACACCACCCAGCTTACCTACATCACTGATCCTTCGTTCGCAGCTGTTGATGGACCTTGCGACTCTACCGCACCTCGCCAGGTGTGCGCTCCTCGCAATGCTCTTCCTGAGACCACCCTTTACGTGCCTTTCCAGTTCTGGTACTGCCGTAACCCCGGACTTGCCCTTCCTTTGATCGCTCTTCAGTACCACGAAGTGCGCATCAACCTTGACATTCGCCCTATCGACGAATGCTTGTGGGCTGTAAGCGGTCTTTCATGCCTTGCTGGTTCCACCGGAAGCATGAAGGCCTCTACTGCTTACAACCAGTCCCTTGTTGCTGCTTCTTTGTACGTCGACTATGTCTTCCTTGACACTGACGAGCGCCGAAGAATGGCACAGAACCCTCATGAGTACTTGATTGAGCAGGTTCAGTTCACTGGTGACGAATCTGTTGGTTCTTCTTCCAACAAGATCAAGTTGAACTTCAACCACCCTGTGAAGGAACTCATCTGGGTTGTACAGCCTGATCAGAACGTTGACTACTGCTCTTCTCTTGAGTGCAACGCCCTTCTTTTCAAGACTCTTGGTGCCCAGCCTTTCAACTACACTGACGCAGTTGATGCTTTGCCCAACGCTCTTCACGCCTTCTCTGGACCCCAATCCATTGGTGCCTCTGCTGAGGACTACATCACCGCCTCCGGCCTCTTCAACGATGCTGGTGCCGTCGATGTCAGCTCTGCCAGTTTCTGGTCCGCCAGCAACCTTGCCACTGGTGAGAACTACAGCACTGGTGGTGGTGAGTTCGGTTTCGGAAACGCTGGAGCAGCCATAGCCAACTCTGGTGTCTCTGATGCTGGTGCTTTCGTATTGGCCGAGACTGCCCTTGACATGCACTGCTGGGGTGAGAACCCTGTTGTCACTGGTAAGCTTCAGCTTAACGGCCAGGACCGCTTCTCTGAGCGCGAAGGTACTTACTTCGACCTTGTCCAGCCTTACCAGCACCACACCCGCAACCCCGATACCGGTATCAACGTGTACTCCTTCGCTCTTCGCCCTGAGGAACACCAGCCATCCGGAAGTTGCAACTTCTCCAGAATTGACAACGCTACCCTTCAGCTTGTTCTTTCCAACGCCACTGTTGAGGGAACCAAGACTGCCAAGGTTCGTGTCTACGCTCCTAACTACAACGTGTTCCGCGTAATGAGTGGTATGGGCGGTTTGGCCTACTCCAACTAAGTTTTCTAACTTACTTTAAACATTTAATCATGTTATCACAATGATAATACGATTACCTTTTTCACAAAAACAACATAAACTGATCAGTCGTTTTAAACCCAATAATGATCATAGTCGGCTTCACTTTCTACAACGAACTCGACATGCTTGAGGTCCATCTTGAAGAGCTATACAATGTTGTTGATCATTTCATCATTGTCGAGGCAGACAAGACATTCATGTGTAAGGAAAAACCTTTCTTTTTCGAACTCAATAAAGCCAGGTACCAAAAATATATGGATAAAATTGTCCACATCACGGTCACAGACATGCCAAATGCCGATAACCCGTGGTTAAATGAATCACATCAGCGCAACTGTATCACTCGAGGCGTAAATAAACTCTCTGCTTCAGGTGTTGAGACACGACCTTCTGATGTTCTAGTAGTAGTAGACGTTGACGAAGTTTGCCGCCCTGGTCTCATAGAAAAACTACCTTCCATGTTCCAACCTATGTGTACTACCCCTATAGCTTTGTCATTCACTAATTTCCAGCGCACTTTCGACCTTGTTCATAAACAACAATGGAAACACCCTAGGGCTATAACGTTAGGCGGTCTTCATGCAGGAATGTGGACATGCAACGAATTAAGAAACACATTAAGAGTTGCTCATGTGACACCAAAAGATGCAGGTTGGCACATGGGCTACTTTATGCATCCAGAAGCTATTTTGGATAAACTTAGCAACTTCTCACATACAGAAGTCAACATCCCTGAAATTGCTAATGTTGAGCACATTAGTAAGTCACTTGCAGACGGCAAGAGTCTCCTACCTGGAGATAATTATTTTACTGTTACGAAGTATCCAGATAACATCAAACCTAAGCTATGGAAACTGATTTCTTAGTCGATTACTATCGATTGACCAGTCCCAGTCTCCTAGAAGCCCTCCGGCAAGTAAGTTAGTCGGCAACACACTTGCAGACACTATATCAAGTGCGTCTAACACATCTATTGCCAATCTCTCTTTCTCTATTTGACTCACACGAACACTTGTCAATGCATCCAACCATTGTGATTTCATCATATTCATGTGCAGTGTTGTATTGCTGATCTCATCTCCGATACTCTTGAATGGTGGTTCAACCTCGAAAGGTTTCCATTTTGGCTCTGATATTAGCCCTTTTGTATTGATGTTCCATCCACTATATAACATCCCTAGTAGCATGCCAGAAAAGTTCACCATTATCTAACATAGATAAGGTATTATTTCTATATCCAGGAATACCTTATTATCGCAAAACCAAACGTAAATAATCGGGCTTAATGTTAACAGTCAATAGCGATAAGTTCTTCATTGTCCCCTAGCAAAAGCATAGATACATATCTCATCGCCTGTGTCTTCGTACTGTCAGGTAAATACCACAGCATCACATTCTCAATCCCAACTGTGTCCGATGCTAGCTGCAGAAGATGCAGCTCTTTGTCCGGTGAAACCAAATACACCATGCGGTCTTCCTTATTTTTGTATTCGTCTATAAGAGGATCACCAAACTGATGAGGGTTGAATATCAAAACCGACTTCTTCGAGCACCCGATTCTAGAGTTCCAGTATTTGTGAGAATATCTTGCACTCCTTGTCCATATATTGCTATGACAGAGCCGGTATTCAGGGTCCTCGTAAGCATCATTGCCTTTCATTGTCTCGTCTACCTGATACTTCTTGAAAAACTCCGGTGCAATATGATTCGGACCCAACCGATTGATCTCTGCATTGCGAATCAAAGAAAAGTTGTTGTTGTTTGGATTCATGTATTGAATGTATCCTAATTTACAGATCTTTGCTGCCTTGTACTTGTTCAATGTTGAAAGCAATATCTCTAGATCGTCGCAAATCGGCAATAGCTCCGAGTAGCTGCCTCTCTCTCGCAAAACGTCTGCCCTCCATATTCTAGGATGATTTGGACAACAAACTAAATGTGACAGCGTTATATTGTTGATATTGGGAGTGAGATACATGTACTGCCATTTGCCCCTAAAACGCAGTGAAACGTATCCACCATAACCCTTGCAAATGAAAACGTTATGATCGTCCGTGTTGCCATAGAAGAATGGTTTCTCGTCCTCGTACATATTGATGAAGTCCATATAGACAAACCCTACCTCCGGGTCGCCCTCGAACGCACCCTTTGCATCCTGTAGACACTCTTGTGTCAGTTCATCGTCATGGTCGAACTCAACTATGTACTTGCCGCGACATAATGATATTGCCTCGTTTTTGACCTCACCTATTGAACCACTGTTCCCATTTCGTCTATAAAGTCTTACCCTTCCATCTTTTAGTTTGGACTTCAACGTCTGAAAATGATCGTCTGATGGCGAGTCATCCATAATCACCCATTCCCAGTCGATTTCCGTTTGAGAAAGTAGTGACAAGTACGCGCGATCAATCTTGTCATACGAGTTATAGCAGGTGGTGAAGATCGAGAAAGCTGGTCTAAGTAGGTCTTTTGGCATTACGACTAATGAGGCATACAGAGTATTCACCATATCGTTCAACTCTTCGACACTTTTGGATGTCTCTATGTGTAACCATCTGCGATGAATACGCTCAGGAAGCTCCATTGATAAATACTTGCCTTCCGACTTATATGTAACTAGTATGTGGTACTTCAGAGAATACAACCCATCTATTTCATCCTGGCTATTACTGCATACAGGTGTGAAGCGTACCGTATCACTGGTTACCAAACTGTCAATATCGTTATCTTTATCATCACGTAGTATCAATACAGAAGGGTATCTCATCTGTATTGACGAATGTAGTTGGCTTTATATCTCGGTCGAGAAGAAGAATGTCTGAAACAGCCTGCCGTCTGCTTTATCTTGCCCGAAATAATCAAGCGATGCATGGAATTGGGTTGCGTCAAAGAGGATTAGCCTATTATATATATTGCCTACCTTATCGGTTAGTTCCCATTTCGTATAATCCTGGGATTCTTGACCAATCTGTTTGTCTATTCCTAGCAGCTTTGCCTCAGGCTCTGTTCGTGCACCCGACTCTATGTGCTTGTAAAAACCTGTTCCAGAGGAAGAAGGAGCGTCTGGTGTTAGGTATAAGACACCTGCCCAATTGTTCCAACCATCATTGTGAATCCATGTCCTGTCCCTCGAAGTCGTATATTGGAAAGCGCCATTATAATTGTCACCATCGTCATTCCCGATAGGGAACCTTGTTATGCGCCCAGCAAATGGCTCTATGAACTTCTCGATAAGGTTCTTCATTTCTTCTGTCGCATACGACCCTGTACGCTGCCCTGGGTAGTTACCACGAACCGTAAAGTCTTGGGTGAGGATGTATTCTCTTGTACCATCTGGATTATTCAAAAAATTATCTACAGCCAAATACGAGCAACGAGGAACACTTCTGACCTTCCGATAATCGTCTAATGAAACATATGACGCCATATTATTCTAAGTGACATGTTTCTTTTTATTATCATTTGCTGTCTTTGAAGTTATTGGTTCTCCAGGACGTTGATTCTTTGTTCTAGAGCAGCAATCTTCTCTCCTTGAGCTTTCACAAGACTTACAAGAGGTGCTATCAGTTGTGTATAATCCAAGCCGTCAACCCCGCCTTCGCTGTCTCTGACAACTATATTGGATAGATCGGTTGTTTCTACCTCTTCCGCGATGAATCCCATCGCCAGTGGACCACTAGCAGCGTCTTTATATCGGAACGAAACTGGTCGCAGTGCTGTTATCGAATCGACGTATGAAGAAGCAAGATCCGTGATCTCTGTTTTGTACTTGAGACTACTTGTAATTTTCACTAACTTTCCTGAAGAAGTAATCCTGACATCTAAGCCTGTGCCGGCGCCGGGGCCGGGGCCCGTCATGGTGGGAAACATAGCGTCTCCAGAGACGGTCATAGTACCGCTCGGTGTTACTTTGAAGTAGGTGACAGGAGTGGAGCCAGTGCCATAATCACCAACACTGAAGTCGCTCCCTAACACAGTGGTTGTTCCTGTGCATAATAGCACACTCGATAACGTTGTATTGCCAGTCACTGATAGATTGCTGTTGGCACTTATATCATTACAGAAGATATCGCCTCCCGATAGATCGATGAAGCGAGTCACGTTACTGCTTAGATCGCCCGTGAGATCACCTGTTACATTGCCTGTTACGTTGCCTGTTACGTTGCCTGTTACGTTGCCTGTTACGTTGCCTGTTACGTTGCCTGTTACATTACCATTAAGATCGCCT